CCAATAATGCAGTTAGCGTTTTAGATTTTGGTGCAGTTGGTGACGGTGTTACTGATGACACCGCTGCGATTCAAGGTGCTGCCTCTAGCGGTAAAAACATAATTTTTGAAGAGGGTGGAGTCTATAAGATCTCTGCTCTTATTACGTTCTCTGATAACATAAGGGTCGAAGGGAATAGCTCTCAATTACTTTCTACCTTAAACACCCCTGGTAACAGCTACCGTTTTGAATTTGGACCAAAAACAGTAATCAACAACCTGCATTTTCGATTAGACGTAGGTGCTTTAGCTGAAAGATTTATTAGGATTAGAAGTGATAGCTCTTTAAGCAACATTACACTTAGCTCTGCCCAACAGAACCCTCAGGGTGACGACACCATTGACGGGTTGCTGTCAGTGTACCAAGCCACTAATGTTTCAATTGACGGCTTTAACTCTTCTGGGATAGACAAACCTGTCATCTTTTATGATTCTTCTAATGTAAGCATAACAAACTTCCACATCACAGATTACGTTAAGGGGATTAATTCCAACAACTCTACTTATGTTTCTATTAGCAATGGCACTATTGATACACCATCGGTAAACGCATCCACAGTACCTGGAAACAATGCTATTGGAGGAAGTGGAAATTATCATAGAATTAGCAATGTTGTATTTAAAGAATCAGGCGAACATGGTATTTACTATGCTGACGGTACCTACAGTTCTACTGGCTTAACTATATCTGATTGCCGTATTGAGTATTCAGGCCAGTGTGGTGTCAAAGTTCGTGGGTATGATTTCGTACAAGTCTCCAATGTTGTTTCTGTTGGTTGTGCTTATAATAATTCCTTAGGCACTAACGAAGATAACTTTAGATTTGAAGGTGTTAGTAATCTAAAGGTTACTGGTTGCTCGGCTCTTAGAGGCACCAAAACCTACTGTGGCTACTTTGGGATGTATATCAATGGATGCGATGGGGGTGTTATTGAGGGTTGTTACTTCGAGTCTCCTGAATATGCTGCTATTAAGATTGAAGATGTAGATGGAAATAGGGTTAGAACTCTTTCGATTGTCAATAATACAAGTTTCGAAGCTAGTGCCACCGTTGATCTAGCGCTTGCAACAACAACTGCAACTGATATTAATGTTACCAACTTCACTGGTATTAGGTGCAGGACAAAGGTATTTAAGTGGGATGCGGCAGCTGGTGAAACTGGTGATAACAGCGTTGCAGTCAATCTTATTGGCTCCGTACCATCTACGCTGGAAGAAATCGTTAATGGTGCTCCACCATGGACTATCTCTATCAATGACCAGCAGTACTATTCAAGTAAGACTAGGCAGGTTAGTGGCACTCAGTTCACTTTAGCTGACTCTGATGGTTCATTGATGCTATCTGCCCCTAACGCAACTCAGGGAGCAAATGAGTACAACGGGGCTCTGGTTTTTACAGGCCCACAATCCTCTAGAAGTAGAGCAGCCGTTGCATCATATCAACCAACGGCTGATCCTGATCAAGCTGGGTTGGTCTTTTGTGTACGAGATTCAACCACTGCGGGTAACGATACTGTTGTTCCAGCAGTCTGGGTTGATAATCAAGGCAGCCTAATTCAAAGGATGGGTACTAATATCCCAAATTTCAATGACGATAATCAGCTTGGATTTAGTACACCCAATGACACTACCTTGAGGGTCTCATATAAAGGCACTGATGGTACTACACGTTCGATAAATCTTACTCTTTCTTAAACATTGCACCTGCTTAAACCATATAAAGAACACGTCAACAGAAGACCAGTTCAACGAATATTATGACCTCATTCCTTATCGATGCAGCTAACTAACTAACTAACTATCATGATTACACTAATTCGACCAATCCTATTTTCATTCCTTAACTCAGAAAAAGTAAAAAGATTGATTATTGATCTTTTAACTAAACTTGCTGAGTCAACCGATAATGATATCGATGATAAAGCAGTTGAATTTATTAAAAACGGTCTATTTCCTAATAAGTAATGATTGAAGCAGGGGTATCAGCTCTGATTGGAGCTATTGCTGCAGGTGCAGCTTTAACAAATCGTATACACAATAGAATATCAGCTTTGGATAGACGTGTTGATACCTTTGAATTAAGTGTTGCACAAGATTATGTATCTAAAGCTGACCTTTCAGTAATGGTGCAACGCATGGAGGATCATATGGTTCGCATTGAAAACAAACTAGATCAAATCGCATTGAGGAATTCTTAACATGGCTTACAAAAACAAGTTTCTACAAGATTATGCTAAGCCTGGTGAACATGGCTCGCCAAGAAATGAAAAGGAAAAGAAGGAAAAAATTCGGCAATACAACAATCCAAAGAAAGCAAGCACAAACTCTGTTAACGAAGAAAAGAAAAAACGTGCATGACTTATCAACTTATTGACCTATACACCAGTAAAGTACTTGGTGAATATGCAACACTAGCTGAAGCTGAACGTGGCGAATCACATCTCATTCATGAACCTAATGAAGTTCGTTATGAGATTAAAGCACCAGTTAAACCTAAAGCTAAAAAAGCTAAATGACAAACAAGAAAGCAACTGAAGACCAGTTCAATGAGTTGCATAATCTTGTTACAAAGGAATTCCTTGCCCGTATTAAATCGGGTGAGGCTTCCACACAAGATCTAAAAGCAGCTTGTGATTGGCTATCAAAGAATGATATTAGTGGTGTCGCCTTTGAAGGTAGCCCACTAGATAAGCTAGTTAGTATTATGCCTACTGTTGACCCTGAACTTGTACAACGGAGACTTTATGGCTCGAAAGTCTAACCATAGTGGAGCTAAATATGCTAATGGTAATTATAAATCTTACCAAAAGAAATATGATGGCTCTAAATTACAGATCTCTAAACGGTCTGAACTAAATAAAGAAAACCGTAAACGTGGAACCTACGGTAACGGTGATGGCAAGGATGTATCCCACAAGAAAAATGGAAAGACATTCCTCGAAGCAGCATCAAAAAACAGAGCACGTAAAGGACGCGCATGACACCCCTACTTCCTACCCCTAAAGATTACCTCTTCAACTTAATAGCCATGACCTCACCAGAAGCTAAGCGTCTGTGGAGACGCTCTATTAAGGAACACTTTGACCATACTTGTATCTATTGCGGAAAAACTTATGACCTTAGTCAGTTATCTATCGATCATGTTCATCCTCGCGCACGTGGCGGAGAGGATGTCGCAACAAATGTTGTATGCGCCTGTACCAGATGTAATCAGGATAAAGGAAGTACACCCGTTCTCTCGTGGATGAGAGACAAATTTGGAGTTAATAGACTCCGTGAAAAACTAATTATGGAGTATATTAATTAATTATGCCTGAAAGCACTTTATCATGGATTGATTACAAAAAAGCTGCTAAAAATATTAAAAAACTTAATCCTAAAACTACGCCTCAATCTATAATTAAACAAATAGGTTCTCCTGTTAAAAACGGTAAAATAATCCGCATTACTTCTGACGGTGTTGGTGGTATAAAAGAAAGAAACGTAACAGCTGACACCAAACGTGAGAATCTTCGTCAAAGAAGATTAAGGATTCAAACAGGTAAATTATCTAAAGAAGATGCTTTAAAATCTCGTGAATTAAAAACTAAATTTAGAGAAGGTGGTAATGAAGCTGATCATATATTTGAAAGTTGGTTGATTGGTTCTCAATTAGAACGTATAGAAGCTAAAGGCGGTATGCCTGCTGTTGAACAGGCTTTAGGTACATTAAAAAAATCAGGCTATCAACTAGGTAATATGCCTGGTAATTTACAACAACTTTCTCCTGAAGAAAATAAAGAAAAATACAGTCAATCCAAAAACTTACAAAATTATTTAGGTTCTAGAGAAAGTTTAGGTCAATCACCATCAGCTCGACGTGTTGATCTATTTCAAACAGGCTATACACCGCCTACATTAGGTGGGTTTCAACAACAAGAGCCTGAACTTATTTTTACAAGAGGTGGTATTAGATACAATCCACCTGAATTACAACCTTCACAAGATTATTTAGTACCGGAAACACCTGTTACACCTAAAGTGCAAATGGCACCAACTGTTATGGAAAGTATAGCAGAAGGAGTAGAAACAGCTACACCTTATGTAGTTGGTGCTGCTACTGCTGTTGGTGGTGTTATGTTAAACATTGGTAAAGGTGTAGCCAGTTTGTTATTTAACACTCCTGGCCCCTAGAAGCCCTCCCTACCCCCTACACGCTAGATTCTACCTATGAACACTTTAGACCTCCTTAAAGACGATTTTAAGCTATTCCTACAAGCATTATGGAGTGAATTAGATCTACCAAACCCTACACGTGCTCAATATGCAATTGCTGATTACCTTCAACACGGTCCAAAGCGTTTACAAATCCAAGCATTTAGGGGAGTTGGTAAGAGCTGGATTACTGGTGCTTTTGTTCTTTGGACTTTATTTAATGACCCCGAAAAGAAAATAATGATTATATCTGCTTCTAAAGAACGAGCAGATAACATGTCAATCTTCCTACAGAAATTAATCATTGAAACACCCTGGTTGGTGCATTTGCGCCCTAAATCTGATGACTCCCGTTGGAGTCGTATCTCATTTGATGTATCCTGTTCC